ACCGTGGTGACGGTTTACGTTTACGGCGGGATCTTTTCTTTTTTGTTTTACCCTTAGAGCCACCTTTCTTGTATCCTGCCATAGACATTGCTATCGCTACGGCTTGATCCTGGGGGTAGCCCTCTTTTTTAAGTTTTCTAATTTTTGCGCCTACAGTCATAACTATCCTTTCGCTGGCTCCGTTGTCTGAGCCTGCGCCTGCTGCATCATCATCTGAGCCATCTTTTCCTCTTCCATCTGTTCCTTTATATCATCAGCGGATTCAATATCGGAAAGCTCCAGCCAGAGTGGGAACAAGTTCTGGAAGCCCATCTGTATCATCTGAGCCACCTGTTCCGCTTTCATTGCTCTCATAGTCGGACTGTTGGTTCCGGCGTCAAGTTCAACATCAAAATTTGTATTGGTAAAGTTGGCGAGAAAATGAGTAACCACGGATTGTTCAGGCTGTTCCTCATCAGCGATCTCAGACCCGAGAATCCGTGCAATCTTTTCAGGCATCCAGAATTGTTGCATATTGCGAATGCTCATTTCCAACACCTGTCTTTTAGTCTTGTCCAGGTTATCCATCTGTTCCTCAAGAGTCAGCATTCCCTGGCGAATCCGCGTCTGAGCAGCAAAGCCTGATTCCTTGGAAGAAGTGGCCTGTCCCATTAAAGGATCAGTGGCGCCAGAAATTTCCTTGGCATCAACGGCAGCACGCTCTTCCATAGCTGCTGCGGTGGATACAAGAGAAAGATGCGAGGTTGACCACTGTTGCATAAAATCTGAAATTCTTTTGCCCTTCATACCAGGAATCCCTACCCACTCTCCGGCTGAAGACGCTTTATTCATCTGTTCAGGAGAAACCATCCCCTCAACAAAAACACCACCACCCCTTGGCGTGCGGTTCAAAATATCCAATGCCTGGGAACGTCTCTTGTTCTTTTCCCGCTGTGGATCTTTCATATTCTCCACCAACCCGAATGTTTCCACCTTTCCGCCTGTATCTTCAAAATAGTAGAAATACGGGACCAGAGGAAACTGGTTATGGAGATAAGGATTAGGTTCCTTGTCCACAAGTAAACGCCCGCCAGAAAAAACTGACAGGTAGGTCTTAGGCATAGAACGTGTAATAATTCCAAAATCAATCCTCGGGATAGGCTCTCTCTCAATTTTCTCCATCTTTGTCTCGGCAGCCTGAAAACGCCTGATAGCTTCCTCTGCTTCTTGCTTCTTGGCAAAGCCCTCATCGCTCATCTGCCCGGACTGTTGGTTCACCAAGAAAAACTCATTCTCCCATTCACGTTCCCACAATTCAACTACCCTTGCCCTTTGCCTGACTTTATCTATATAAGTAGCTTCATTGACAAAAGTGCCGTGAACATACCGTGATCCAAATTCCTCATCAATATCGGTTTCATCCTGTAAGGTCGTATCCAGATCGGTCATCATCACGTCTTCCAACTTTTTAAGGTCAGAGAGCTGATCAGGATAAAGACTTCTCAGTTTGCTCAACGTCAGCCACTTGGTACGGGCCAACCTTGACCACTGTGAAGTATCAGGAGTGTCAGCTTCAGGATCAATAAGAACGTGCGCCCAGGACTCGCGCTTGATGAATATCTCACCAGCAAACTCCAGACCAGGCTCAACGTGTACATCAACCCATCCACGCCCGGTCATCACGCCGTCCTTGTGAACACGACTGAATACGTTCTGCATCCGCTTGCCACGATCCAGGTAATAAAGAAGTGCCGTTATCAGCTTTGCTTCCTCATCATCATTAGACTCGATTGGCCTTGCACGCCACTTTGTCCGTTGCTGGCGTTCAATGCCGACAACTAAATTCACCTTTGGCTTTATGATGTTAAGCTGTAACGGCGGACGATTCTCGTTTCTTAATTTGTCCAGATCATCATCTGACCACTGACCTTCACCAAAACCGCCTGTATAAAACCGTGACGACTCCTTCGCCGATTCCACAAAATCTTTCTCAGAAGAAAACATACCGTCAAAAGTGTCGTGCAATACCTGTAATGTATCTAATTCACTCATACGCTCATCCAGCCTGAACCTTTCTTTCTACCTGACATTAACTGATACCAGTCAAAACCCCAGTCCACTATCTTGGTGGGCTTGCGGGAATCCTCTACATAATGAACCAAATACCGCAAACAGTCCATCGCGTGATCGCCAACCTTCACCGCTTCCTCAAACAAAGGCCGGTCCCCGTGTCCGTACTTCAATTCTTTCCACTTGAAATCAATGATCTCTTCACGCAACGGCTCCATCTGGGCAATGTCAAAAAACTCCAGTTTGCAATATCCATCGTCATCAGGAGACAAGTACCGACCTACACGGTCATAACCCGCCCTCTTGTCATTTTTCGCTGGCTCCCAGTAAATACCGTAATCACTCCACTCATCAGCAATGGTCATCCCGTCACGCTCAGTCCGCATAATTGACGGATCAGCCAGACAGGTGTACCTTGCACCTTTATACATCCGATCCTTCACCATCGACGCTAACGTCGATATTGAAGTCTCGGTTTCGTAAATCAGGTTGTAAACATAAATCTTTCCCTCGTCATCAGTAGCAGCAAAGAGTACAGCAGAGGGATTCTTGTACCCATAATCATATACCAGGTAATGATTGTACCAGGAAGGAACATTCCACGGCTTCACAAAATGTACCTTCTCCTCAAACATAGGATATACCAATCCAGCAAAATCATCCCAGTTACAGTACACATAACGCCTGACCCACGTTTGTGGCATTGTCAGTAACTCAGCGATGTAATCAGGTGGTAGGTAAGGATTATCAGAATATGCCCTTACCTCGGCTTCAGTGGTGGGAGCTTCAGCATCCGGCGTCCAGGTGCGAGTCTCTATTAACCTGAAATGCTTCGGGTTCTTGTTCGCGTTCTTCTTGAACTTCTTCCAGACCCAGTTGTGGCCCGCAGGGTTGCAAGTATGGAAAGAACAACGCAAACTCCCTTTGCGCCTTAACTGACCGCTTGCTGCTATAAAAGTATTCTCGGGAACTTCCTCCAACTGATCAAAAGCAAAGAAACCAAGGTTCAAAGACTTGATCCTCTGTATGGCGTCCCTTGAATCATCAAGTGCCATATAAATTATTCGTGAGCCGTTCTTGAACTCTATCAGGTGATCCACGGGACGGTGCTTCCTTACCGTGTCACCAGCTATGTCCAACAACTGTAACAACGTGGACTTCTTGAAAGCGTCCAATACCTTCCTACCCATCAATCCCAGGTTCCCGTCTATCTCAACAGACTGCTTCACCGCTTCCACACACATAGCGTCCGTCTTCCCGGTTCCCAGAGATCCCGCCATCAAATGATGCTTCGCGTGTCCTGTGTACAGGTGATAGTCCTCCTGATGCGGTAAAGGCTCGCTGGGCGAGCCGTCCTCATCGGTGTAGCCTATGTAAATGTTTTCCTTATTCACAATCGCAGTTTTCGCATTCGCAATTTTCGCAATCGCAGTCACATATCTTTATCATTGAGAACCTATCCTTACAGGTTTATTATTGATCCACTGAATAACCTTTGTGTTTTTTTCCATCCCCGGCTGGTAATACTTGGACTCAATAGAAAAAGTAGGATGTCCAGGTATCTTGTAATCGTCCGTCAAGTGCATACCACGTTCCATTGGCTTACTAGCTTCACGACGGTTGTCTTTCCAGTAACCACGGTAATCATAATGAGCATCTTTGTCATCAGGATTCATCTGAATCAATGGGCCGTGAACTTCCCTTACATACCTGTCAAACCAAACCCGGAACTCCTTTTCATCACCAGTATTTAATTTGGTCAGGTAACTTTTATACGGTTTAATCTTTACGTTTTTATCATCAGCCTGGAAATAGGTGGCTTGAATAGGAAAAGGTGTGCCAGCGTCAGCCATTTCTCGTTTCGTAAAAATTTCGGTTTCTACATTGAGATCATCCGTAGCAATGTATTCAGGGAATACTGCGGTAATTAATCTCACAGCTTGTCCTGAAGCTAATTCTCTAGTACTACGAAATCCCTTACCCTTCTTTTGCATTTGTCCCATATGTAAATCAAAATTTTCTACAACCTCATAATTATATCCGCCAGGTA